TCTGGACTATCAAATTCATTATAGTTAAAATAGTTTAGCATCTTTTTTTACAATTACCTAGACAAATCTTTCCAAAACTTAACTTAAATAATAATGTGCAAATAATCTTTTTCATTTTTTTTCTTTTATAAATTCTAATATTATGTCTATTTTACTTTTTATATATTGCATATCTTTAGCGTTGTTTTCGTGAAACTTAGAAAATGTTTCTTTTACAGTAACAATACTAAAAAAGAAAAATCTATATAAAGCATATAAACTCCCCAATAATAACACTACAGACAAACCATAGCTTTCAATTAATTTTAATATTTCTTCCATTATCTTCCTTGACTATTATAAGGCTTTTTATATTGTGAGCCTCCTTTTGTTCTACTTTTATTTTTAGAGTGTACTTTCCGTTTTACTTTAGGCTTTCTAAAAAAACTATTTATTATTTTCTTTGCCATTATCTTAATGCTAAATCAACTGTTTTGACAACAGGCCTTCCAGTAGTATTATCAGTTATTGTTATTCTAAGAGTATAATTACCCCTTGAATTATTTACATCAAATTGCATTGTCATATTAGATGTATTCAACCCCTGACTAACCTTTGCAGTATTTGTAGTTATTTCATTAGATTGATTAGTAGTAATACCAACCTTAGCTGTGTTAGCTGTAATAGCATTAGCTTGAGCTGTTGTTAAAGTATCTATGTCATTAGATACATACCTCCTTAGTTCTTCAATATCTTCTTGCATTTGTTGAACTATATAAACCAAACCAGCATTAAATATTAAATTAGTATCATCATTAATATATTCTTTATCATTAAAAGCATTTTGCAAAATAGTTTCTTTAGTTGCATCAATAGTTTTAGTATCTGCACTTGCTCCAGTTTTTCTGTTATATAGTTCTTCTGATTTTTTATTTGCTAAAGCCATTATTTTCTATTTTTTCTATAATGAATATATTTGTCAAGTGTGTATATTATACCTAAAAGCAAACCTATAATCTGCAATACTTGTTCTACATTACTGAAGCTTATACCAATACTTAAAGTGTTGATAGCTAATACATCGATATTATCTTTAATAAAATTCATTGTCTTGGATCAAAAGAGATTAATAATTCTACGGATGCTCTGAATGTGTCTGAGGCGTTTGCTGTTCCAGTTCTTTTAAAAGCAACCATAATACAAGTATTAGCTGCTAAATTGTGATAAGGAGTAGTACTTGAAAAAAAATTGTATGTTGCATCATTTTGAGAGGTAAAAGATTTAGCCTCAATTAAACTTATTGCTTGACTTGAATTGCTATTTACAGCAATAGGTAATTCAAAAAGAGAGATAGTACAATTTCTCCCAGTGGCTGAATTAGTATTCAAAGTATATTTTATATTTTCTATTGTTGCTCCGTTTGTTGGAGTTAAAAAAGAATTGTGTAAAGTAGCGAAATCAGCATCAACACTATCGCCATCAGCAAGAGTTGTTCCAGTAGATTGATTAAATAAAGCTGGGACTGTATCATCTCTTAATATATCAAAAAGAGTAGAGTTTTTAACATTTACAATCGGAATATTAACAGTCGTATATTTTCTAAATAGATTAGTATATTTTGATTCTTGTTTTTGTATAATAATGCTACCTTCAGGTATTGGAGTATCAAAGGTGGTAGAAACAAAATTAATTCTATTTAGTGTAGTATCTAAGTCAGCACTTAATCTTACTTCATATTGTCTTCCAGTTCCTTTATTAATTATCAATACTCTGTCCCCAGCTTTAGCCATTGTCATAGGTACAGCAAAAACTTGAATAGCTGTTTGAGTACCACTTACTGTTTCAGAAGTAGTAGCTAACACATCATTATTTAAGTATTGTTGTAAGCTCATTAGTAAGTGTTTGTATTAAAATTAGAACTATTCTCTAAACTTTGTGCAGTTGTTGTATCTGTTAATGTAGGAGATGAGGTGTTTATCTCGTACCATTCGCCATCCCAAGTATCTTGATTGGCTACAAAAGAACATTGATAAGGGATATAAAATTTAGAATCAATAGTAATTCCATTGTCAAACTTATAGCCATTAGTTCCATCATTTTGAGATAGTATTTTTAATGAGCCATTGAATATCTTAGCTCCATCATTTTGTCCATCCATTATTTCGTTAAGTAACAACACACCTATTTTTTTACCACTACCAGAGCCGTAAGCCACCCAACTTTGGTTAGTACCATCATCAAAAGTACTTCCATTAGCACTAGATTCAATTCTACCTTGAGCTGCTGCACTAGGCCCACTACCAATGAAAACCTCTCCAACATCATAAGCAATACCATTTGATATATCTTGAGATGTTATAAACACTTGTTGACTTGTTGATTCTCCATTAATATAAGCTTGTATTAATTGATCTGCTGAGTTTTCTGGTGGTGAATAAATAAAGAATTTTGCTTGATCTGTAGCGTTTGTTATTTCTGTACCATTCAAGGGATCACCACTACCATAGTTATGAAATACTCTAGCGTAAAACTCAATAAATAAGTCACCAGCAAAAGGTAATTCATCTGACTCAAATTCTAATAAAAACTGACTAGCTGGTGGTGGAAAGTTAGGATTAGGATTGTAAAAACCATTTATAAAAGTATATGGTACTCCATAATTTGGAGAGTTTCCAAATACATCATTAGTTGTCCAAGTTGCTAGTCCTCCATTAGTATAAGAAGAACGACAGTATTGAGTTGATGATGAGCCTACTAATTTCAATCTATGATAAAATAATATAGATACATTACCAGTTACTAAAGTATCTAACTCGGAAGCTGTACCATTAAAAGCTCTATTAAATGTTCTTTTTACTTTAATCGTTTGTCCTGATAATTGAGCAACAGAGCCTAAGTCATAAGAGATAATGTCATTAGTCGCATCATTTATAGCGTAAATAGTAGCTCCACTTGGATTAGATGGGTTAATAACAAATCCATCAGAATTAGTATAATAACCTTGCCAAGCAACAAGAGCATTATCAGGTGCTGTAGTATTAGTAGTCCCACCGTCATTTGTTAACTCTAAAGGTATTAAATCATAACTCTTAAACATTTCATAAGTCAACTTCGCCTCTTTTAAAATACCTAATTGATCGAAGTCATTACCAGCTAACCTTTGTATGTTTGTTCCATCTTCTGTCTTGTTTAAAGTTTCTGATCCTGTGGTGTCAGGTGTGTATGTCCCTCCGTTATTGCCTTTTTTATATGTTCTAAAAAACTGAGTAGAACTATTCATTTGCTCGTATGTGTTGACTTGAACAAAAGTCCAAACTCCATTAGACAAAAATAATCTAGCTCCAAAAAGCTTACAGATGTCATCTAAGAGCTTAAATGCTGTCTTTGGTTGTCTTACTCCATTGTTGTCAATAGGAGCATAAGCACTAGCTTTAAATCGGCATAAATTTAACGGATCATTTCCAACAGCTCTAGTAATTGTTGAATTAGTCCAATCAACAATAGTTTTTATATATATATCATTTGTGTCCCAATTGTTTTCTGTGTCTACATCAGTAGTCAAAGAGTTGTATATATATCTATAAGGACTATAAGAAGCAGCAAAATTGTAAACAACTTCTTCATTAAAAGGAATATTATCTAAAGCACCTAGTCCACAAATAGCTGTAAGTGTTACCTTTCTAGGAAGTGATATATCATCTTCAGCATTTATATCATTCAACAAATTACCCACCCAAAACAAAGAATAAGAAGAATCATTAGCTCCTGATTCAATTTTAAGTTGCCATCTTTTATAGTCTGATGTTCTTATTGAGTCTACGATTCCGTTGATATTAACTTGATTACCACCTCCTGAACTATCAGTTATAAAAAAACTAAAATCGCATTTAGAAGGTATTAGTCCAGTAAATCTATTGTCATCTTCTGTTTCGTAAGTCAATACAAAACCATCTTCAGAATTTTCAACATCTGTATATAGTGTTGATGTAGAGCTTAGAGTGTCAATGATAGTAACTCTATAAAAAGTATTTCTATCACTTGTAAACTCAGTTTGTATTCTATTGTCTATCGCCATTAGTAGCCTCTAGTTCTTGTTCTGTTGTTTCTTGCTCTTGTAGAGCTTAATAAAATATCTTGTCCACTTATTGAGCCAAATACTTCAATACTTCCGTTTCCTTGTCCTATCATTGATTTAAGTTTATCAAGAGGTGCGACTACCTCTGGATTGCTCACTGATGTTCCTCTGCCTTCACCGATTAATCCAAGCGTAGCTCCTGAAACAAGTCCACCTTCTGCAAATGCTGGTATAACCTTAGCAAATAAACTTCCGACAATACTACCAGCCCCAGCAGCTAAAGCTAAATTAAAAGGGAAAGGCACGGTAGCAAATATTGACTTCATTTCATTAGCTACAGAAACAGCTAATGCTGTTTTTATTTCTTCTCTTGCTGCATTTTTAGCAGAAGTAATCATTTGTTTACTACTTTGATCAGAAGCATCAGCCGTAGCTCTAAAAGAGTTTATCATTGTTGATGATAGCCTTTGCATTACTCTTTCTGTTTCTTTACCTTGTTCTGCTAATGATTTTAGTTCTTCTTCTGTTTTTACAATTAATCCACTAAATGGTGTTTCTGCTTCTTGAAAGTTTACGCTTTCTAAAATATTTTGTAAAGGATTGTTTTGTATTGGAGCATCTTTAACTGGAGCTGTACCACTTTTTTGAGTGCTTACTCCACTAGGAACACCCCCAACCCCTAAAGATTCGCCAACTCCTTTAAGAGCTTTTTTGATTTTTTTACCTTGTTTTTCTATAAAAGTTCCAAAGTCATCAAATTCATTTTCAAAATCATCAATTTCAACTTTCATATCCCTAAAAAAGTCTGCTGTGTTTTGAAATGGATTAGGAATTTGTGCTACCCCTATAAATTTTAAAAACTCATTAAAAGCATCATTTAATAAAGTAATAGGATTAAACTCTATTAATAAAGCTATCATTTCTAATAAAGTGTTTCGCCACCAATCAATATTTTTAAATCTTTCAATGAATGCTTCCCAATTATCAACAACAAAAACAATACCTAAACCTAAAGCAGCAATAGCAGCAGCAATAGCTATAAATTTAATACTTAAAGTTGCAACTATTGTGACTATACTTCCTAAAACAATCAGCAAAGGCCCTAAAGCTCCAGCTAATATACCAACAGTAATTACCATTTTTTTGACTTCAGGGGATAGATTTTTAAAGCCTTCTAATAGAGTTTTGAATTGATTACCTAAGTCAATGACAATAGGTAAAAGCATCCCTCCTATTTCTTCCATTAAATCGCCAAACTGATTTTGAAGTTGTTTTAATCCACCTGCTCCAGCTTGTGCAGCAGCCTCAGCAGCTCCCCCATATTGATTCTCTAATTCATCAAGGATTATAGTTTGAGCCTCTGCTAGTCTGTTTGTTTCTGCTAGTTCTTTTATTACTTTCTTTTGTTCTACGCTGAATTGAATACCTGAACGACTCAAAGCCGATAAATTAGCGATAGGATCATTTAAAGCTTTTCCTAATTGAATACTAGCTGATTTTAAATCTCCATCTAATCGAGTAGCTAAATTTAAAGCAGCTACTTGAGTTCTTGCAAATTGCTCACCAGCTATATTAGTAAAAGTTAAAAGTTGAGAAGTTGCATCTTTTAGAATTACCTCATCACCAAACAATGTTTTTCCTTGTAGCTCAGAAGCCATCTTTTGAAGCTGTTTAGAAGTAAAACCAGCAGCTCCTCCAGTTGATTTAATACCAGCTTCAACTTGTGCTATTGCTTTTGCTTGTTTGTCAAATGCTGCGATACTTGCTGCACCAAAAGCTAATAAAGGTAAAGTTAGATTCCTTGAAAGAGTCTGTCCAGTCCTTTTCATAGAAGTCCCAAACTTCTTCATTTGTCTAGTAGCTTTTCTCAAACTACTTTGGAACTGCTTATCATTTAAGCTTAATTTTATACTAAGATTCTTTTGAGCCATCTTTTTTGTTTAGCAATTCGTATTTCTTATTTATGTATATCGCTTTCTGTCGTTGTTTCTTTGCGTTGGTTTTTCTTTTCTTTTTTTCCCAATCAAACTTAACTAACTTTTGAGGTGTTAGATTCTGTCCTTTTTTAGTGTGTGGCTGTAAAAATGCACACGCTAACCATCTTACTCTTTCCCATTCAAACCTTTGTTCTAGTTCTAGTCTATCATTAATCCCTCTTTGTGTACATAAAAACTCGTGAAATGTTAAATTCCAAAAGTCTTTAGGTAACAACCCAAGTCCATAAGCAACAGCCTCCAGCTTATCCCAAGTTATTTCTTCTTCTTCGCCACCTTCTTCGTGGCTTTGTCGTTTCCCTCCGTTTCAAATTTAGCAGAAAACTGATTAGAAAATATCTCTAAGACTTTATTTAAAGCCTCAAAATCTTCATCCAGCATATCTGCAACATCATCAACTGTTAAAGAACATTCTTGTCCACTTACTCGAGAGCCATCTTTAATTCCATTTAGAATCAAATAACAAGCATCATCTAAGCTTATCCCTTCTCCTAGCTTATCTAAGTCAGCTAAACTTCTGTTAGTATCTCGGCAAAATAATCTAAGACTATTTATTCCGAATCTTACAGGGTAATCTTTTCCGTTTATTAAAACTACTTCATACATATTTTTGTTGGTTTTAAATTTGCTAGTTGGGAGACGAGCCGAAGCTCAATCCCCAACCAACAAAAAGTAATTATTATATAGTATTCTGTGTCAAAGCTGAATTTCCTTCTATCGAAATACTATAGGTGGGAGCATCTTCCGTACCACCTGAAATCTCAAGAGAAGTAATAAAGCCATTACCTGTATAAGTATAATCTCCTGTAGATGTACTTGCTAAAGTAAATGTAAAAGTTACAGATGTTCTAGCCATCATTTGTGTAAATAACTCATCTACTTCAGTTATTGAAGTTGGACTTGAAGGATTAAAATCCATCAAACCATCAGCCGAAAGGCTAAAAGATTTTTGTCCACCTATTAAATCTCTAAATCCAGCAGAATCTTTGTTAGAGATGTCTATAGTATCAGCATTAATACTTATACTACAATTTTGAGAATGCATCAGTTTAAATTCATCAGCAGCTCCGTTTGCTTGTTGAACCTTTAATATAAGATTCGAACCATTTTGAATCGCCATTGTTTTTTATTTTTAAAATTTATAATTAGCTAATATCTAAATCTTTAGAAGTTTCCTTCTTTTTAGATTTCTTTTCAGTTGTTGTACTTAAAGCATCAGCGTGAAATAAAACATTTCTTACTTTTCTAACAACTTCATAAGTTTCTCCTTTTTTGTATTTAATACCTCGAAACTCATAATCTTTTTTTACTTTTATTTTATACATATCTATCTATTTATGTTAAATCTATAATCTTGAGCAATACCATATAGTCCGACTGTTCCAGCAGAATCATCATATAACTCGTTCTGGTCTTGATAAAATATCTTATCAACTACTACTCCATTGTAAGTACCACTTGCATAATCTAATGCAGTTCTAACCAAACC